TGGACCACTTACAGGTCAACCAAGACGAGTTAATAAAGCTATTGTAGATATATCTGGTGGTTTAGATATAACAATGAAAGCTCAAGATTTAAATTCTAAAGAGTTAGTAATACAACAAGCTGGATTTACTTCTGGTACAGATATAACTGCAGTTACAGCAAAAAAAGAATTTAATTTTTTAGGTTATAGTAAAAGTCCTACAATTACTATTAGCCAAAACGATCCATTACCATTAAAGGTATTAGGAATAGCTATGGAGATACAGTTTGCGTAATGGGTGCTAATTCAGGAACATTATTTGCAGCTGCAGCAATAGTAAGTGCAGTAGGTACAGTTGCTAGTGTGCAATCTCAAAGAGGAGCATTATCAAGAGAAAATTACAGAATTGAAACAGAAAAAAAAATGGCTGCACTACAAGCATTAGAAGAAGAAAATGCAAGAAAAAGAGCTTTAAATGAAACAATAGCTAATAATTTAGCATGGCAATCTATATCAGGATATTCAGATGAAAGCAGAAGTTTTTTAAATATAAATACACAAGCAAAAAATATAGCTAATAAAGATATAGCTAATATAAGATTAATGGGAAAAAATATTCAAAACAAATATAGTTCTATGTTGTATGAAAATAAATACAAAGAAAATGATTTAGTATTTGGTGGGTATGTATCTGCAATAAGTGAACTTACTACAGGTTATGCTCAATATGATTATTATAAACCACCTAAAAAAACAGTAACATAATATGGCATTAACAACAGGTAAAAGACAAGTACAAGCAACAGCTTCTTCAGTAGCTAATAGAATGGGTGTAGTACCAGCTTATGGTGGAGATCCAGTTTCTACAATAGCAAAAGTTGCTACAGAAAAATTAGATTTTTTTGCTAAAAGACAAGCGTCATTAGAAGAAGCAAAATATAAAGCTGATTTAGAAATTAAAACATCTAAATTTATTAATGATAAATCAAGAGAATTTTTTAATGATCCAAATTCTTTTACAACAGCAACTGATAGTTATATTGAATCATTAGTAAATGAAGCTCCTACAAGATATAAATCTTGGACTAAAAGCATGATTTCAGGAAAAGCTATTAGAAAAGGTGAAACAATATTTGCTAATAGAATTAAACAAGATCATGATGATGCTATTAAATTATTAGATGCAAGAGCAAGAACTCATAATGAAGAAACTTTAGAAGATTTATTTGATTTAGCTACTGTAAGTCAAGGTGATCCTGAACTTAGAAAAGATTCTACTTTTACAAATAACATAGATGATTATCATAAAAATGTTTGGTTACCTAAAATTTCAGAAATGTATAAAAGTCATTTAGAAGTTTACAATGCAGCATATCCTGAAGATAGAAATAATATGCTTACTCCAAAAGAATTTTTAAGAACAATGCAAGTTTCTTTTGAACAGTTAAGAGTAAATACAAAAGTTAAAAATATAATTGATACTACAATGTTAGAAATAACTGAAATGGGTGGAGATTATCAAATAGGTAATGATAAAATAAAAGAATTAAATTTAAGAATAAGTAAAATGTTAAATGAAGAATATATGAAAAGTCCTCAAATAGATATGCTTGATGGTAAAGCTACTTTAGTAAATACAACTAAAGAAGAAAGAGGACAAATAATTTCTAATGCTGAATCATTTATGAAAGGTCATTTAAATGTATATAACAATCAATTAGTACAATATGAAAGTGAAAAAAAATTAGCAATAGCAGATCAATTAAATAATGATTTATATAATTTTGTAAATAATCCTGATGATTTTGGAATAATAACTGAATCACAATTAGAAAGAAAAATGATTGATTTAGAATTAGATGATAATCAAAAATTAAATTATCGTAATTCTTATTTTGCAGGACAAATGATTAAAGGAAGTATTGATGAAAATTTACAAAATTTTGTTGGAGATACTAGTGGTATGAAAATGGATACATTTTCAGGTAGATTATTTATGAGTTTAGATCAAAAAGGATATTTAGAAGCATTAGGTGTTAATAATCCAGAAGATTTAAAAAAAATAATTATTCAACAACATATTAAAAGAATATTTCCAAGTTTAAGAACAATAGAAACAAACGATGGTCCAAAAAAAATAATAGTGCCAGGTGTTGATAGTATTGCTGATACTTGGTTAGGAACTGAATCTGTATTTATGGAAGATTCAGAAGGAAATACTGTTTTAGATAAAGATCAAAATGCATTAGCTACTGCTAAGTTTAATAAAATGGTTGGTTATGCAAAAATGATGGGTGAGCCAATACCACAACTAACAAGTTTTTTTAATGACATAATGAATATTAATGTAAAATCTGAAACTGATTTAATGAAATTAGATAATGCTGCATATATGGTTAATTATTTTTTAGATACAGATGGTTTTGAATTTATGTTTAAAGGTATAGACAATGATGTAAAAGAAAATATTTTAAAATTACAAGAGTATCATAAATTACGTCATGCTGATTTTGATAGATTAACAAGAGTAGATGTAGCACAAAGTTTTTTTGAAAGTCTTAAACCTAAAGAATCTACAAGAACTGGACAAATTAAAATAGCTATGGATAATTTTATTAATTATGGAGAAGAAGGTGATGATAGTGCAGATCAAATAGATTTAACAACAATGGTAAATGAACATATAAAAAAATATCAAGATAATAGAGTAGCATTTAGTGTTCCTTTAAATTTAGCTCAACCAGTTTTTACTTCATTAGCTTCTGGAGAAATGACACCAATATTAGGTGATTCAGTTGTTGATAGTATGACAGTAGACGCTAATAAAGTAAGAAAAGCTATAAGACCTTATTTAGATATTTATTTAACTAATATGTTTCAAGATGAAAGTTATGTAACTAAACAATCAGTAGAAAAAAATTTAAATAAAGCAATGAAATTTATTATGGAAGATTTTGCAAATGATGGATTTAATTGGAAAGTTTTTAGTGGGAGTAGTTATAATGAGTAATGTAGAACGATATGATGTGTTTGGTCATTATGGAAAATTAGGTTTTACTAAAAAACAAATACAAGATGATATGATTTTTACTTTGCAAGAAAGAATGGCAAATATGAGTAGTTTGCAAAAAGAAGAATACGGTATTACTGATGATTTTTATAATAGAACAAATTTATTTGATTTGTATGATTCTGGAAGAATAATAGCTCAATATGATGAAAAATCAACTGAGCCATATCCTACTTATAATTTAAAAGTTGATTTTGATGGAGATGGTGTTTTTTCTGTTTTACATAATCCTGATAATACAGCAGTAAATTTTAGACCTGTTATGGGTGGAAATTTTGCAGACAAACGATTTACAAGAGATGCTTTTTTTACTGAATATTTTAAAAACGAATATGAAACTATGGTATCTGCTATGCCAAGTGATGTTAGAGATTTTTTAACTGTTAATCCTTGGGCAAATAGTTTTTTACAAACAACTATAACTGGATATTCTAGATTTGCAGAATTTGATAGAGAGGTTACAGAAAAATTTGCAAACTTTATTGATGATTTTTCTAATCAAGAAAATAGAGTTGGATCCCCTAGTATATTTAAAAAAATAGTAAGAAGTGTTTTTGAAAACACAATAGGGTTTGATGCTAATAAAGATAGATTAGAATATGAAGTACAACAAGCACAAAAAGAATATATAGAACAAACTAAATTAAATAAAGTAAATGAAAATAATTTTATAAGTAATCCTTACTTAGCACATATATATAAAAACGAAGGAGCATTTAGTAAAACAGTTTATGATCCTATGAATAAAAATAATTCTTATGAACATTTATCTAAAAAAAATCAAAATGGAAAATATCTTAATGATCCAACAATAGGATTTGGATTATCATTAAATGATAAATGGGTAACTAATCAATTAATTAATAAAGGATATAATATTGATTTATTATTAAAAGGTGAACAACAATTAAAAAGATCAGATGGTATGGATATATCAGTTAATTACATGAATATTAAAAAAGATGATTTAGTTAATTTTTTTGGTGAAGATTTAGCTAAACCAGAAAATAGTTATTTAATGATGGCTTTATTAGATTTAAGTTATTTAAGTGGTTTTAATGTAGATGGAAGTTTTATTGGAGATAGAATGAAATCAGCAGTAAAAGGTGCTTTAACTGCAAAAACAACAGAAGAAAAATTAGGATATTTAGGAAACTTTGCTTCTTATATTCCTAGTAATTTATTAGATAAACCATCTGGTAATATATTTGATCTTTCAGATCCAGATGTTCAAGATGTAAAAGCATATATTGGATATGATAATGAAAATCAAACTTATAAAATGTACCCTGAATCTACAATAGGACAAGAATTATTTAATGATAGTTCTAGATATATGCAATATAGAGGAAGATTTTTAACTAACTTTGCATTGTTAGAAAAATGGGCTCAAGGCAGTTCTACTGCAGCACCTTTCCCAAAATATGACGATCAATTACCTTCTTTAAAAGAAGATGAAAATATGCCAGTTATAGAAATAAAATAATGCCTGACGTATATATTGCTAATGGAGATCCTTATTATCAAACAGATAATAATATTTACAAACAAGATAAACAACCTACAACTTTTAATTTTGTAAATATAGCAAGAGGTGTTCTTGATGAAAACGTTGTAGCGATTGGTGCAAAAAAATTAGTACAAACTGTATTTGATAATAGACCAGATTTATATAAAGTAGATGTAAGTTACGATCCTTTTTATGATCCACAATTAGCCCCCTATAAAGATTTTATGGGTAACTTTTTACATTCTAAAAGTGAAGATCATACTACATATTTATTAGATAGATTTAAAAAGAAAATGAAATCTATAAATGGAGATCCAGGCTATATAATTGGAAGAATATTTGGAGGTCTTACAGATCCTTCAAGTATATTTATGTTTACCAAAGGTGCTAATCTTTTACTTACTGGTAGTAGATTAAAAAGAAGTGCATTAGGTGGAAGTATTATTGGTGGTGAAGAAGCTATTAAAGGCGCACTTGATGATACAAGAACAGCTGCAGAAAGAACTACTATAACTGCTGCTGGATTTATAGTTCCAGCATTATTTCCAGCAATAGCTAATGGTAAATCTGCTAAAAGATTTGATAAGTATGCAGCTATGTATGATGAACAAGATGCATTTGCTGCTGGTACTACTGGTGCTGCTGTACCAAGAAGTAGCAGAATAATGACAGAAGAACAAATACAAGAAATGAATAAAATAGCTCCTACTGGTTTAGGTATATTTGGTGAGCAAGGCCCATACAATCCTGTATTTAGAGTTATGAAACAAGGAGTAAGTGAAGCTCAAGAAATGATGGAAAGAATGTTAGAAATTCCTTTATTTCAAAATAAAAATTTAAAGGATATTATAAGTAGTCCAACTATAGAACGTAAAATTAAAATGCGTTATGCTCCATTAGTTGTTACTACTACAAAAAAAATAGAAGCTGCATATAATAGTTATTTAGCTAGACAAGGAGCTAAAAGTCAAAATTTTTTAGAAAGAGGTTTAGATACAAAATTTGTTAAAGGTAAAGCATACATGACGCCAAAAGAATTTAGACAATCTATTTGGGAATATAAAATGGGTGCAAGGTATGGAACACAAACAATATTTGATGAAGATGTAATTACTGCATCAAAAGCTATTGATGATTTTTATAAAACAATAGGTACAGAATATGACACTTTAAAAATACCACAAACAGCAATGCAAGGACATATTAATTTTTTACAAAAAATTTTAGCTAAAACTAAAAATCGTAAAAAAAGAGAAGAATATATTTTACAAATTGCTAAAATGGAAAAACGATTAGAATACGTAAAAGAAAATGGATCTTTAATAAATAATTATATTAATGTTGTTTATCGTAGAGATGTTATTGACGCAAACTTTGATAAGTTTGTAAAAACTTTAGGTATGGCTTTAAGAGAAAGAAATAAAGGAATTACACAAGATGAAATATTAGATATTGCAGAAGGATTTAAAGGATATCAACCTGTAATAGCTATGCCTAATTTAGCAGATGAATTAAAAATAGCTGCTGGTAAAGGAACTTCGGCTGACATTGATGGGTATATAGAAAAAATAAATAAAATATCTAATAGGTTTAAACAACGAACAATAGATATTGACTACAGACATTTATCAAAAGAAGGTTTTATTGAAACAGATACACAAACATTAAATAAAATGTATTTTAACCAAACAATTCCTGACATTGAAATTACTAAAGCATTTGGTGATCCTATGGGATTTGGTACAAATTATATTCCAAAACAAAATCAAATGGGAATACAACAAATTGCTGAAGTATATGATGAAATGATTATAGCAGCTAAAAATCCAAAACAAGCTGCAGCATTAGAAAAACAAAAAAATAAAATATTAAAAGATTTAGATGCTGGTATTCATTTACTTAGAGGAACATATGGTTTGGCAGAAGATCCTAATAGATCTGTTAGCAGAGGTATTAGATTAATGAAATTATATAATGCTATGACTATGCTTACTGGAATAGCACAAACAGTAGATGTAGCTAGATTAGTAATGATAAATGGTATGGGTAAATCTTATAAAATTTCTTGGGATTTATTAACAAGTGGTTACTTTAAAGAAATATATAAAATGAATTTAAAGACTACTCAACTTGGTGGTGAATCTTTAGATATGTTTGCTAGTACAAGAGCTATGGCTATGTATGGTTTAGATGATGCTTTTGGTGTGTTTAATAAATTTGAAAGAGGAGCTAGTAGCATGGGTAATTTATATTTTACTTATTTAAATTTATCTAACCCTTGGAATACAGCAGTAAAAAATATTGCGTCATTATATAATGGTACAAGAATATTTGATACAATAGAAACACAAATACTTACTGGCAAAATATCTAAAGTAAATATGGCTAGATTAAGAAGTATGGGTATTAGTGATTCTATGGCAAAAAGAATTTATAAACAATATACTAAATATGGTTATGGAAAAAATGCTAGAAAATGGAAAGAAAATGGAGATACATATAAATCATTAAGAGTAGCTAATTCTGACGAATGGGTAGATAAAGAAGCTGCAGAAGTTTATCATCAAGCAATAGGTAAACAAGCTAATATTGATATTGTTACTCCAAGTAAAGGTGATGTGCCATTATGGGCAAATACTGAAATGGGTGGATTACTTACTCAATTTAAAAAATTTGGTATGGCAGCAACATCAAGAATATTATTAAGAGGACTACAAGAAAAAGATGCTAATTTCTTTAGTGGAGTATTATTATTATTAGCTGCTGGAGCTGGTGTAGATGCATTTAGACAAAAAGCATTTAATAGAGATTATTCTAAAAAACCATTTGGTCAAAAAATTGTAGATGCATTTGATAGATCAGGATTAGGTGGTATTTATTCTGATATTAATAATGCTATTGAAAGATTAGGTAATAATGAAATAGGATTAAGACCATTATTAGGAGCTAAAAAACCTTATGGTACTTATAGAGATATATTTAATAATCCTGTACCAGATGTTCTTGGACCTACTGCTAGTCAAATAGCTAATATATCAGATATAATGTGGACATGGGGTAGTGGTAAATATAACCATCATACAGCTAGGAATGTGCGTAGACTTTTACCGTTTCAAAATGTATGGTTTTTAGATTCATTATTTGATGAGATAGAACAAAAAGGACTTAGATGAGTATTACAATATCAGCAACAGATCCTAGAGTACAATATACTGCTAGTGGTGGTCAAACAGCATTTAGTGTACCATTTGAATTTTTTGCCGATGCAGATTTAGTAGTAATAAAAACTTCTGGTGGAACAGATACTACATTAACTTTAGCTTCTAGTCCATCTAGTGCTGCACAATATTCGGTAACTGGTGCTGGAGCTAGTGGTGGTGGTAATATTACTTTAGGTGGTGGAGCTACTGTAAATGATAAATATACTATATTTAGAAATTTAAGTATTTCTAGATCAACTGATTTTCCAACATCAGGTACATTC